GTGGACGAAGGAGAAGGGATTGACAGCCCAAGTTGCGTCGGCCTCGGCCTCGGTCTGGTCAGCGCCGAAGACCCAGTGCCCCGTGCGGTCCATCTTGATGATGGCCGTGGTCGAGGCACCGACGTCAGTGGCGATGCTACGCAGCGCGGTGGACAGGGAAGTGACGGAAGGCAGGTTAGCGCCAGAGAACTTTACCAAATTGCTCATGTGAACTCCATTACAGTTTAGAAAGGGCTTTTGACAGCCCGATGAACGACTGCACCGCTGGCCGGGGGTCATCCTCCGGGGCGAGCGTCGTACCTGACGACTCGGACTTGATCAAGTCCTCGGGCAGTTCGCTAAAGCGCTTTTTGAGCGCCTTCTCGGCCTGCGCCGGGGACATGATCGTAGTCTCGACGACGACAGATTCTTTCAGACCGAGTGAGAGCAACGCCTGCTTGGCTTTGCTCTCATCGGTCCACTTGCGCCGCGCTTGCTTCTGGACGATCTTGACGCCGGGCACGTTAACGCCCTTCTCAAGCATCCCGAAAGCCAGCGCACGCAAGTCTTTGATCCATTCCTCCAAGAGGTCGGCATTGTGCAGATACCGGCCAAGCGTGTCAACATCCAAGTTGATCAATTGCTGCTTCAGTGCGCGATCGACAGCGCCGGTCATCTGCGGGCAGATCGGCTTGGCCGCGCACCAGCGGCAGTGGTCGCCCTGCGCCAGCGGCGCGTCATCGCGCAGCGCGGTCTTGACCGCAGACACCAGCTCGTGCTCGAACTGCTTGATGCGGCCCACGGTCGTCACCCAGCGCCTGATCGCTGGCGGCTGCACGATGATGCACTCGATCTCGGTGGCACCCTCGAAGGCCCACTTCAGGTCATCGGTACGCATGGCCGCTGCCGCGTAGAACATCAGTTGCGCGTTCTCTACAGCATCGACAACAACACCGTCGCCAAACTTCCAATCAAGGACGATAGCGCGATGATCGATACGACCAACAAGATCAGTGCTACCAAACACTCCAGGCAAAAGGTCGCCGAAGCCAACCCGTGTCTCAACCTCGTATACCAGCCGACCGTAGGGATCGATCTCGTCGAGCGCGTCCAAGGCAGGTGCAATCTTCTCATCGTAAAGCTCCTGTGTGAGTAGTTGGTCTTTGTGTTTGTACTGGCCGATGATGACGCCTTGGTCGAGCAGGATGCGGCTGATCACGTCGTGCAGCATCGTGCCGCGATCAGCGTGGACGCTCGACGGCTGCGGCGGCATCTTTTGCACCAGCTTCACCGAGCCGGGGCACGCGATCACGCGCTTGGCTGTAGAGCCGCCGACGATGTTTGAGTGTTGCACTGTACGCTCCTGTAGTTGTTGAGCCACCATCATAGCACGAAAAAAGTTGTTGCGCGAAAGTTTTTTACTCGTTATGATCGCGGCTCCCTCAATCAACTGGAGTACCCTATGGACGATGGATTTCAAATCAATGGCCGTGAAGGCTCGAATGTTTTTGTCAACCGCTACGACAAAGACACCGTGTGGCTGAGCCTGTACGTTAGGCACGGCAACGTCGCCACCGTGCTGACGCACGAGCAGGCGAAGGAACTGATTGCTGCACTGCAACAAGTGGTGACCGCATGACCTGGCCGTTCCCGCCCTTCCCCAACCCGCTCGACCGGCCCGGCCAGCCCGCCGCGCCGGCTAAGTTCAACCCCACCAAGGACGATCATGAGCCAGCACCCTATTGAAGCCATGAAGACCGCGCTGAATGCGTGGGATGCGTACAACAACGCATCGGATAGTCAAGAAGATGCGAAAGCATACGCATCAATGGTCGTTGCTTTTGGCAAATTACGCGCCGCCATCGCAGAGGCTGAGAAGCAACCAGCACAGCGCCAGTGGGTCGGGCTGACGGAGAAAGACTTCTCGGCGATTAACCAATCCTGCCTGACAAAACTTCAGGCTGCGACAAGCGCCGAGTCAATCCTTAAGGAGAAGAACACATGAGCAACGAATACGCCTTCCCACACACCATCGAGCATCTGCACCAGCCGGTGACGGCGGGCATGACCCTGCGCGATTACTTTGCTGCAAGGGTGATGCAGGGGTTGTTAGCCACTGACATCGACTGCGGCCCGAAGTATGCCCAGATCATTGCTGACAACGCATACGGACTGGCCGACGCCATGCTCAAGGCAAGGGGGCAAGCATGAAAGAAGACATCATCCGCATGGCGCTGGATGCTGGTATTTTGTGGTCGACAGATCAAGCCGCTACGCTTGAACGCTTTGCAGCCCTTGTCGCTGCACGCTGCGCCGAGATCGCTGACAAGGCCGAGCCGTACCGAGCAGCCGATCTCATCCGCAAGGCGTTCGGGGTGGACAAATGAGAGAGTCAACGATCGAAACCTACTTCTGTAAGCAGGTTGGCTTGCGGCTAAACGCGCCAGCGTTCAAGTTCGTCAGCCCCTCAAATCGAGGCGTGTCCGACCGCATCGTCTGCCTGCCTGACGGCAGCACATGGTTCGTCGAACTCAAGGCGCCAAGTGGTCGGCTCTCGCCGCTGCAACGGCACTTTCAGTCGGAGATGGCGCGGCTGAACCAGAACTACGCCTGCCTATGGAGCAAAGAGCATGTTGATGAGTGGATCAAGGAGCGCAAGTGCAACTAAGACCCTACCAAGAGCAGGCGGCCGACTTCCTGTACGAGCACGACCGCGCCATGATCCTCGCGCCGGTCGGCGCAGGCAAGACGGCGATCACGCTGACGGCCATCAGCGACATGATCTTCGACAACATCGCGACCAAGTGGCTCGTCATCGCGCCGCTGCGCGTCGCCACCAGCGTCTGGCCGCAGGAGCGGGCTAAGTGGGCTGAGTACCACACCCTAGCCGTGGCCGTGGGCACGCCAGCGCAGCGTAAGGCCGCACTCGACAGCGACGCCAACATCATCGTCACCAACTACGACAACCTCCAGTGGCTGGCCGGGCAAGACCTGAGCACCTTCGACGGCGTGGTGTTCGACGAGTTGACGCGCCTGAAGAACCCATCGGGTGCCAGGTTCAAGGCGCTCGCCAAGGTGCTCGACTGCCCGATCCGCTGGGGGCTGACCGGCAGCTTTACCAGCAACGGGCTGGAGGACGTCTTCGGTCAGTGCAAGATCATCGACCAGAAGCTGCTCGGGCGCAGCAAGGGCGCGTTCCAGCAGCAGTACTTTTACCTCGTCAACCGCGAGTACGGCGACTGGCAGCCGCGCCAAGGCGCGCTGGAGCAGGTGATGGAGCGCATCAAGCCGGCCACGTTCGTGCTGGAGCCGGGCGAGTACAAGGACAAGCTGCCGCCGCTGCACACGGTCGAGGTGCGGATCGACCTGCCCGACCGCAAGCCCTACGAAGACATGAAGAAGGACTTCATCGTGCAGTTCCCCGACGCGCAGGCAGTCGCCCAGAACGCGGCGGCGGTGACGCAGAAGCTTTCGCAGATGGCCGCCGGGTTCGTCTACACGCCAGAGCCGGTTTGGTTCAGCAGCCACAAGTTCGACCGGCTTGAAGAACTGCTGGCCGAGAACCAGCAGGCCAACACGATCGTCTTCTACAACTTCATCGAAGAACTCAATGAACTCCAGCGACGCTTTCCTTACGCCCGAACGGTTGACAGCATTGATGACTGGAACGCCGGACGAGTACGCCTGCTATGTCTACACCCCAAGTCCGCCGGACACGGGCTTAACCTCCAGCACGGCGGCCACCACCTCGTCTGGCTCAGCCTGCCTTGGTCCCTCGAACTGTTCGAGCAGGCCAACGGGCGCCTGCACCGATCCGGGCAGCGCCACGCCGTCTGGTGCTACGTGATGCTCGCCAACCAGACGGTGGACGAGAAAATATGGGCCGCGCTGCACGACAAGCGGGCGATCAGCGACATTGCAATGGAGAGTCTGAAATGAGCTACATTATCGCCGCGCTGCCGCCGCTCAAGTGCTTTGTGCGCCGCGAGTACCTGTACAACTTCACCAAGGGGCACGGCGAGCTAGAGCCTGCGATCTGGGTAAGCATCAAGGCGCTGCGCGGCCAAGTGTTCCGCATCGAGTCGCTGCTACCCAACTACGGCGCGCTGTACGACAAGCTGCCGATCAGCGCCTACGTCTCGGACAAGGGCCACGGCGACCTACCCATTGACACCTTGCAGCTATGGGACTGCATGGGCTACCACTTTACCGTTTGCGAAAAAATTGGCCTACGCAATCTAGGGGTCAAGTTTCTTGGCAAGGACAAGGCGTGGTACCACGGGCGCTATCTGTTCACGGTAGATTTTTGCGCCGACGGGCAAGACCTCGACACGGGGTTCACCGAGCAGGCCGAAGAACACAAGTCGTTTAACTTTATCAAGCTGGAGAACGGCCAATTTGCTTGTCAGCCCAACAACCGCTGCTTGTGGTATGACCAGTCGCTAATCCCAGCCGAAGTCAGGTTTCCTGACTTTCAAGCAGCAAAAACTTTCTGGACCGTTGACGGAACGCGCAAGTGGTCTGCTGGCGACGATTGGTTTTACAACATTGAGGAGAAAAAATGAACACAACCCAAGAGAAAATACGCTCGACGAAGGCGCAGTTCCGCATCGCCGTCAAGCAGTACAACCAGTCGCAGCGCCTGATGGAGCGACTCAAGAAATCCCTAGACCAACTGGAGAAGAAGCGTGAACTGGAGATCGCTAAATCAAAAGCTAAACATGCTAACCGAGGCTGAAGTGCTGGCGCTGCTGGAGGCCGAGCGCCAAGGCGCCAAGCGCGTGACGTTCTTGGAGCGCCTGCACCAGCGGTATACGATGCTGCGTGCAGCGCGGGAACGAGTGGAACTACTGAAGGAGGCTATACGATGAAATCCCGTATTCTTGACCCGAACTTTAAGTACGTGCCGGCAGCGGCGACGAACATTCAGGAAACATGGCGCAAATTTGGATGGAGGCCCGTTAATGAATTGCCCGATTTGCGGAGCGTGGACACAAGTAAAGCTCACGCGCCCGAGGAACGGCGTCGTGCACCGATTGCGCGTGTGCGGTAATGACCACAAGTTTTCAACAGAGGAACAGCATGTCCCAACCAAGCCCCACGGCGGGGCCAGACTTCGCAAGCTGGCGCCAGGAAAACCTGGTGAAATTCGCGCAAGAGGCGCACGACCTGATGCAGGCCCAGACTGAGCAGCTTGAGCAGTTGCGCCAAGACCTCAAGACGGCGCTGGAGGCGTACCGCAGCCTGCTACGACAGAAATAGCGCCCGCTCGTCCTTGCGGCGCTTGTCCAGCCCCGGCAGCACCTTGCCGCCGCCCTTGTTCCACAGCAAGAAGCCATCCGCTGCGGCCTCCCACTCACCCCGGTTGGCTTTGATGCGGATGGTGCTGCGCTGGAGGTTGCCAAGTCCTACATTGAAGGCAAAACTGACCAGAGCGTCAAAGCGGCCTTGACTGCCAGCACAGCCGGGAACAAGTCGAAGAACACCGCGTTCAAAAGACGCGACGTCCGCTGCGAATAAGTCGTCGGTTTCTTTCTTCGTCCAGACACGGTTGTCCTCCTGCTTGAGCGGCATCTCCTTGCGGATCATGGGAATGTCGTCTTTGGTTCGCATCATGGGCAAGCGAATCTGCTCTTGATACAAGACGTGGCCGTAGCCGATCGTCCAGATGTGCGCCGGGCACAGGTACGGGCGGTTGCGGTAGCCTTCGTACTTGTGCATCAGGTCGGCGCCGACCTTGCTCAGTTTCACTTCTTGCCCCAGGTCCGCGTCCCGAACCAGAAACCGATGATCGCGCCGAGCATCGACATTTCATCGGGGCTGAAGATGATGTCCGAGTACTTCAGAACGTCGTCCATGCTCTTGATCATGCCAGGGTTCGTGTACAGGTAGTAGCACAGGAACAGGTTGATCAGCACCAATTCAATCACGAAGATGTACGTCACCGTCGGGCGCACGGTGCCAACGTAGGAGGCGACCCACTTGTGCGCCCTGTCGAGCACCTTCTCGTCGTGTTGCAGCGCGGCTTCTGTCATCTGCGCCTCGGTCTGCATCATGACCTGCTCGGTGCGAATCTCCTCGATCTTCTGTTGCGCGGCGTAGCCTTGCGCGGCCAGCGCCAACTCGCGCTCGTTTTGCATCCGCGCCAGCGCCAACTCGTGCTTCTGGTCGGCCTTGTTTTGGAAGTACTCAAGCAGTTTGGGCAGACCGCTGATGAGCAGACCGCCGAGTGTGGAGATGAGTGAGAGCATATTACCTTCCTTGTGCAGTTGCTTCCATGATGAACCAGACGGTTGCGCCGATCACGACGATCACCACCAAGCCGCCGATCAGGATGATGAACAGTTCGTCCATCTCCTGCTGCCGCTTCTTGGCGGCTTCCTTCTTGCGCCTGGCCGCGTGTGCGGCGTCGGCCTCCATCTGCTGGGCGCGCGCCGCGATGCGCTGCCAGACGTCCATCTTGTTGGATTGAAAGAACAGCATCTTGATCTGGTCTTCGAACTGCTTGGCCTGCTCGATCGCCATCTCCAGTTCAAGCGCCTTGCCCAGCGCCGACCCCTTGAAACCGCCTTCTTGCGACTTCTGCACGACCTCGATGGCGTCGGCCTTGGCGTCGAAGTACTTGCCCAACACCGGCCCGAGCGACGTCACATCATCGACCGTTGCAGCTACCTTCTTGACAAGCTCAACGGCTGATGAGATCGCTGCAAGGGCGGTGATGGGGTCGAGCATGTTAGCTGCCTTTGAAGTGCCCTGCGACCCAGGTGATGGCGCCGCCAACCATGCTGGCGATGGTCATGCCCATCCAGAAGCCGCCCTTGCCCTTGTTGGCGAGCGCGAGCAACTCCTCGATCTGACGTTCCATCTTGTCGATCTTTTTGTCCATGTCCTGCACGCGCTGCCACATGGCGCCGTACCGCACCGGATCGATTTCCCCCGGCTCCATACGCTTACGGCATCAACGCCTTGAGTTGCTCAGGCGTCTGTGCTGCGTCCATCTGGGTTTGCATGGCGGCGTACTTATCACGGATGGCCTGGCGCGCAGCCTCAGCCGCAGCAGCCTCGCTGGGGATGGTGGCCTTGACGTCCAGCGGCGCGAACTCAGCAGCGCGGGCGGCGCGGCGAGCGTCGTGGGCGATAGCCTTCGCCTTGTTGATGTCGATTACGATGCCCATGACCATGCTCCTCGGAAAGTGCGATCAGACGGAATGTCAGCGACATCCACGATCTGGAAGGGTTTGCCTGCCGGTACGTCCTTGGCCGCGATCTGCTCAATCGTCAGGCCGCACTCGGCAGCAGGCACGATGACGGACACGCCGCCATCGTCGTTGGGGTAAATGATGCGTTGGTTCATGATGGCTCCTAATTAACGGAAGACAGCTACATATATAGCGTCAAAATCTTTGGCTGTTGACTGTGAAGCGTTTAAGGTTTTGACGCGAAATGATGCCGCAATTAAAGTCGCAGCACTATAACCACCACCAACACCATCTGATGCATTAAGAGTACCAATACAAACTTGCCCTGAATAATTCGCATCCGGCAGCGCCGTCGTGAAGTTCACCGTGTAGTCACCAGTCCCGTTATCCGTGATGCTCGTCACGTTACCCGAGGCGCGAATCGCAACAGTGCCGGTGCCGTTGAAGTTGACCCATGCACGGCAGGGGTAGATGGGCGCAGTGCCCGACACCGTGGCGAACTGCGCCGAGTTGATGTTGGGCGTCGTGAACGTGGGGTTGGCAACCGTCGTCGCCAGCGTTGCTGCGCCGGTGATGGTCCCGTTACCGTCTATCGTGATTGGCATGGCTAGTCCTTAACGGTGGATGGTGACGGAATTGTATGTGGTGTCAATAGCCGAGCCGCTAGATGAATTGCGAAGGCAAAATCTAAACGCCGAAGTTGTCGGAGGAATTGCCGCTAAGTTACCCACATCTAGGCCAAGCACGGCGCCTGTAACGCCGGCATTAATTGCTTGGCTGTAATTCGCATCTGTCATTGCAGTCGTGAAGTTGACCGTGTAATCGCCCGTACCGTTGTCCGTGATCGAAGTCACATTCCCGCTTGCGTTAATCGCCACGGTGCCCGTGCCGTTGAAGTTGACCCATGCGCGGGCGGCGTACACGGGCGCGGTGCCGATGTTGCCCAGCGCCGGGGCGCTGTTGCGATACCAGGTGGTGTTGGACTGGCGGTACACGAAGCTCATGGCGCTGTTGGCGGCCATCGACGACACCTGAGTGCCGCCGATCGACTGGCCCGTGTTGCCGGCAATCGTGAGCGCCGTGATCTGCTGCGTCGTGGTGATGGTGATCACCATGCCGTCAGCCGGCGAGCCTGGCATCGTGATCGTGCCCGTCGCCAGCGTGCCGGCGGGGTTGGCGATCAGGGTCGTGGTGCCCGAGGCAAAGGTGTACGAGAAGCCCGTCGTCAGGACTTGGAAGTCATACGACTGCAAGACACCGTTGTTTCCATCGATTTTTGTTGGCATGGTGTTTACTCGTACAAAATGTTGATGGAACCGGCGTCGAAGGTGTCAGTGCCGTTGACGGTTGTGATGCGGACGCGGTCGAGGGTGCTAGACAGAGCTTTAGTTCCAGACGTTGTGAACGTCAAAGGCAGCGACGTAGATAGAACGCCGCTTGCCACCCACGTATTTGAGGTAACTAGTGTTAAAACAACTTGGCCGCTAATAACGTACGTGGCTACAGTTGACCTAATTCCAAAACCCGTTGTGTAGGCTGTTATTGAAACACCCGTCCCATCCATTCCGGTGCCGACACTTGAGTATCCGGTGGTATTGACAGACCCGTCGCCGATTTGAACAAGGTAGTTGCTGGTCCCGTTCGTGCTTACCCCGTTGAACATCACCGTGACCCGCCGCACCCACGACGGGATGCCGGTAAAATCAATCGACGTACCAGACGTCGATGCCTGTGAAGTGCCCGAGACGATCGCGCTGTTGATGCCGGCGACCACCACGTTGCCGGTGCCGGCGGGCATCGTGGCCGTGAAGCTGCTCGCGGTGGCTGGCGGGTTGATCTCAACCGAGCCGCCGCTTGCCGAAACTAATTTAACACCCATGACGGCTCCTAAATCAAACTATTGACCATACACTGGTGGACGGCACGGTCACGGTGATGCTGTCAGCAACCGAGATGGGGCCGAAGGTGCCGGCGTTCTTGTCAGCGGGGATGGTGTAGTTCTGCGTCACGGTCAAACTGTTCTCGAAGAACACCGTGTCGGAGCCGCCGCCCGTCGCACCGCCGCCCAGAGCGCCCCACGCGCCGTTGTAGCCCTCGAACTTGGTCGTGGTGCTATTGTAGCGAACCATACCCTCCTCGGGGCTTGCTGGCCGCTCGCCCGTGGTGCCGACGTTGATGATCGCAGCGCCCGTGCCCTCAAGGGTCATCAGGTCCACGACGTTCAGGTTGGTAAACGTCCCCTCGTTGGGAACGCTGCTGCCGATAGCCGGGGGCGAGGCGAACGAGTTGGTCGTCAAGGGCACCGACACGTAATCGACCGTGAACAGAGGCACGTTGGTGGGCGTGGTCAGGGTGTACTTGTACGTGGTGGTGTCGGTCAGCCACACGTTGGCCTGCCCGGCCGAGTCCAAGATGATCGGGTTGGTGTTTAGGCTGCTGCCGGTATGGTCCGTGTACGTGGCGATCGGCGTGGTCGTGCCAGCCGCGTAGGTGAACAGCTTGCCACCGACAAGAGGCAACCCATCAGTCCCGAAAAACTGTAGCTTTGGCGGCGGAGAGAGTGAGGCCATGTCTTAGTCCTTGGTGGATTCTAGCTAATTGCGGTCAGCGCGCAAGGGCGTTTGTGTTGTCGCCGCCGCGCAAACGATTGCGGATAGCTTCGCGGGTCTTCGGCCCCTGCTGCTTGCCCGACACGTCGGGACGCGCGCCGCTCAGACCTTCCTGTAGGCTGTCTGCCAAGTCCATCATGCGCTCGCGGTCGGCCATCGCCTTGGCGCGGGCTTGCGCGTCCTTGGCCTTGGCTGCAATCTGCTCAAAGGCTTGTGCTTGGTCACGGGCCTTCTGCGCCGTCTCTGCCACCCACTGGCGGTCCATCATCTTGGCGGCGATGGCCTTGTCGTTGAGCGACTTAAAGCCTGGCGCAACTTCAGCCAGATCAACTTTGGTCTTGCTCCAAGCCACCTTTTCAGCGGCGGTCATGTCGAACATGCGCCCGGCAGTGGCCTTGTCGGCGGCCGACTTAAGCGACGAGCCAAAGTCTTGGAACGTAGCCGGCGTCGCCCCAGGCAAGCCTTGGCTTTCAGTGCGAAAGCGCCCGGTGACCGGGTCAAAGTCAAGAATAGTCTCGCCAGCAGCCGGCCGCCGCGCTGCTGCTTCGGCTGCGGCCTGCTGCGCCTCAGCCTGCTGGCCGAGAGTGCGGGACATGCCGGCAGCGCGCTGCTGCTCCGCACGCAGCGCGTTCATCGTCCCCTCGGCGCTAGGGGCGGGCAGAGCACGAGCCAAGTCAGGCGCCACGGGCGACACTTGCGGGCCGTAACGCTCAGGCACCATGACGAAGTTGGGCCGGTTGGACAACTGCGACGCGGTGATCGGCGTACCATCGCTGGCGTAGCCAATGATGTCGGCAGGCTGCACCAGCGCGTTGCGCGGGTCAAACGGAACGACGGCTTGGCTCTGCGGAATGGTCGGCCCAAGCGGCGGCTCGGCCACGGGGATACGCATGTCGCGGATGTTCAGCCCAGCCTGGTAGCCCGGCGAAGCGAGCCTGTTCGCGGCGAGTCTACTGCCAAGATAGCCCGCCGTTGCCGCGCCGGCGCCGGCCAGTAGGCCGACCTCCCAGCCCGCGCCTAAACCCGCAGCCGTCAACGCGCCAACAGTGCCAGCCGGCCCTGCCCGGCTAACCGATGGCCTGGAGTACCACGGCGTTTCAACCGTTGTGCTAAACGCGCCGGGGAAATTGCCGGCCACGCGGCCAAGCGCCGCGATGTCGCCGGTCAACGCGTTGTCTTTTGCTGTAATGTCTGCAAGTTTTTTGATGTCGATGAGGCCGGTGTTGAAATCCGTTGCCCCCTCGTAAGCGTAAATCCGCGCCATTTTCTGGCGTGCATCGCGCCACTGGCCCAACAGCCTTGGGTTAGAGATGCTGGAGTCCAGCATAGACTCCAACTGGCTTG